ACAGATTATTGTTTGCTGTTGTTCTGACGGATATTTACTGGCCGTCAATTTATAGACCTGTTCATCACCTTTGGCGAATGCGTTCGCACGCTGTAATCCGTCGAGGACAGATTTAGCCAGGTTATCGATGTCTTGCTTTGAATGTGTTTTCGTTCCGAAGTAGAGCCACACCTGGAGCATTCCTTCGAATTTAGTTTCGCCGTATTTGTCATACCAGGCGTTACCAACTAGCTTCTCAAATTCGACCGTCCGCTGCGGGGTAAACGTCGCTCCGTTCCGAGCCAGTCGCGGTCGCTCTTTTGCGATGGGATGACCAGGGACGGTTAGATCGTAATGTTTATCCACCCAGTTCCTTTTTGCGGGCCGTAAATTCGCTGATGAGCTTCACGGAGTCTCCAGAGTCGACAGCTTTAGACCATAAATCGTTAAGCGCGCTGACAGTTGCGGCGTCTTGTATGTCTTTTGACGTCACTTGCGTTGCTTTGTTTCCGCGTTCGACCTTTGACATCTCTTCGCGCGAGGGTCGTTTACCTTTTGGGGAGAATGGTCCACCTAGAAGCGAGATGGCTCTTCCTGTAGATGACGTGGCGCAATTCTCGACCCAGCTAGTTTTATTGACCGGAGAGGCATCCTTGACTTCGTGTGCGAGGTCGACACATGTTGGCTCCGTATCTTCCAGGTTCAGGTAGATGGAGCATTCGACGATAATGCTGGTGTCGTCGATGTGGACCATTCGATTCACGATTCGAGACCCAGGATGCGTCTTTTTCAGTAGGTCTATGCGTTCTTGTACGGTTTGATAATCTGCGAGGTTAAAGTGAGCCATTATGTGTCCCTTCTGACGATGAGCTCTAGTTCTTTGTAGTTATTGAAGTCTGTCACGAATCTATGCGCCACGTCGATAAGGTCGCGGATCATGTCTTCGTCGCGTTCGATGATGATGTGCTTGGGTTCGAGCCATGCTGGAGCAAACACACCGTTATCGTCTTCCACCCGCAATAGCCAGGCGAAGACGCATTTAGTAGCGCCGGTAACATACATCTGCCATTGAACCTGGCGTCGATACTGGATAGGGATAGTTGTGCCTTCCCAGTCTTTACCGGTCGTTTTGACTTCTGCGATTATTGACCAGTCTGCGTTTAGGCCGTCAGGTGTGGCCAGGTGGCGTTCTTGCTCCGCAGCTGCGATTAGCCAGTCGTTCGCTTTGATTCCATAAGACTCGGGTATCGCTTCCACGATCCATTGTTCCCAGTCTCGACCGAACTTCATGTAAGCGTTATCTTCGATTACATTCGCTTCGGGATGGAGAGCGCGTTCAAGCTCTGCGTTATACCCACCAGGGCCAGAAGCGGCCTTAGCGACCGTTGTAGCGCTTACCCCATACTCGCGGGCCTTATACCATTCTTCAGTCCCAGAGCGGGCTATCATCCTTTTGTCGTTCATAAATTCCTTCTCCGATTTTGAGCATTCTTTGAGTGAATTCTGCCACGACCCTACGACGTTTAACGCGGTCCATCGGTAATCCGAGGTTCAGCGTCAGGTGATCTAGGAAGGCGCGTTTAGTGTCCGATTCCGCAGCTGCTTGCTCAGCGCGAAGAATTGCCAGCTCTTTGGCTACTACGCTCGGGTGTGGCCAGCGTTCATACGCGACTATGCGCGACGCCGGCCAGCGTTCATTCAGACGCTCCATAGACCAGGAGTACCCATCCGATAAAGGCTGGAATTAAGCCGAAGACGTTGAATAGGGTAAATATGGAAGATACGACCAGAATCGTTCGACCAAGTCTAAACACTTGCTGTTTGGGCATGTTGTTCCTTTGCTAGTAGGTGCTCAGAGCATAACAGAAGATGGGGACTAATGCGCCCTAATCGCACTAGTCCCCGCCGGATAGGTAGAAGGAAGGAAGACCCTATCCGGTTACCGTCTCGGGAGACTCACTAGCGGGAGTCGTTACATCCGAGACAATAGTTTTGGCTTTTTGCTTTTTTGCTTCCGCTGCTTCTTTAGCCAGGAGCTTCTCTGGGTCGATGAATCGACCTGAGCGGTCTTTGATTGCGAAGTGAAGGTGCGGACCAGTTGTGGCCGTACCGGTGTTTCCGCTCTTAGCGATTAGATCGCCCTTTTTGACTCGTTGACCGTTTCCGACTAGTACCTGGGACAGATGGAAGTAGTGGCTTAGGTTGCCGTCGCGGTGCTGAATCAGAATGGCCATTCCAGCTGAACTGTGAAGGTTCATGGTCGCTGATGCGATAGTTCCGTTAGCCGTGGCGTAGATTGCTTCCCCGACTCCACAGTTATAGTCCACTCCTGGGGAGAATGAGCCTCGCGCAACATGCTGAGCGAAGTTGTCGTTTATCTCTTTAGTTTTACATGGTCGCATGTAATCGAGGTTTGCCAATTTTTATCCTGCCTTTGTAATGATTATGGATATTAGTGTCGCGGCGATTCCGCTGATACCGGCGAATCCCCATACCTTCATCTCCAGGTTGCGGATGCGCTGTTCATGGTCGTCGAGTTGTTTTGGGTGGTCTCCGAGTCGGACCTCGAGCTCAACTAGCTTTTCATAGATGCGGTCGAGCGTAACGACGACACCGTCACTTGACATCGTCGCTGTGGATCGTCGTGTTAGCTGCGGGCATAATGTTCAGCACAGCGGTTGCGAGTCCGAGCCAGAGCGTAATCTGGTCGGCCGTGATGAGACCGTATCCCATAGCGATAGTGCCGATAGCGATCAAGATGCGGTAGATGTATGCGCGAGTTGTTTCAGTCATGTTATGCCTTTACGAGGTAGTAGTCGATCATGTATCTGTCGGTATCGATGTTTCCGTCTATACCGACGATTTGGTATGTAGTTGTTGTGCCTTTGTAAACTAGTGAGATTGTTTTGCCGACTGTCAGCGACGAGACGGATGCCAGATTTTCTTGTGCGTTCCATCTGATGCGTGATGCTCGCATGGATGTTGTGGAGTATTTTGCCAGGAAGTTATTCGCAACATCATCGATATTGTTTTCGACTCGGATCGTAGGTGACGCTCCGACACCACCGGTCCACACATAGCCAAAGTCATTGGTCCAAGGAGTATCGCCGTCAAAGTATGTGTTAGTTGATGCTGGGTCAGTATTTAGATGAAAAGAATCTACCCACAACAAATCTCCAACTGACATCGCGCCACCACCAGACCGTTCGTAACCGATTCGTACTTCAGCTCGTACAGCTGTAGCCGGCGATGTTGCTGTGTGCGACACCAGATACCATGTATTTGCCGTCGTTAAACTTGTATTAGCTCCGGTTGTTGAGCTGATGGAAACGTCCGCGTCATTGAACCATTCGATTGTCACAGCACACCTGACGTCGGTTCTGGATACTGTTCCTCTGGCCGCATAACAAAAGAATCGATAAAATTGATTCGTTTTAACTGGAAGCGTGTCAGTCCCACCGTCATAGGTGACCCTTGCGTTGTTAGCCGCGCTGGTCATTCTGGTTCGCATCGCCCACAGACCGTTATAGGCCGTAAATGGGTTCACATCCTTAGATGGTCTGCGTCGCTTTACTTTTGAGTTGGCTGTCGAAAAGTATCCGTCATCTGAGTATTCAGCGGAAGGATTTGCGATTAAATTTTCGTCAATTGATCTGACAGAAACCGTAGTTTCCAATTCAGCCTGGCGGATTCCATAAGTTGTTATTGACGTAGAATCGGAAGATTTAAATGTCGTGCTAAGTGGCACTCCAACTACGTTTGCGTCATTAATAATCAAATAATTGGCTTCATTGAATCCGCCAATTTGGACAATTTCATCACGAGTAACATTTACTCTTGTTCGGTTATTTACAATTACCGTATTAGCAACATTCTGCGAAGTGTTTTCTAAGTCGATCTCTGTGTAATGGAGTTGCCCAGCTGTACCAGCTACGTCAGTAAATGTTTTACCGGATGAAACTAAAGAAGTGCTTTCTCTTATCTCTACTAAAGAAGTTCGCCCAGTAGTTTTATTAGTTGGAAGCGTGTGTAGACCATACCAGCTCAGACCCAATGTGGTCGCTACTATATCTAAATGTTCCGCGATAGTTGCCACCACGTCACTATCTCCTATTGCCAAGAGCAAACTCCCACTAGCCGTTGCGGAAATTATTTTTGTAGCAAAGGTAGGGTCAACAATTTTATTCAAAGCTGCCGGCCGCGATTCCCACAAGTAATAACTATTAGTCAAATCTGCTCCGGTAGTTGGGTTAACCCCACCTACTCCAACAGCTTGAAACTGTCCTAAATAACCTACCCAATCTGCGCATTGAATTGTGGTTAATACGATTGGAGTAGTTAATGTGATTGAGTTATCAAAGACGATCCGTTGTGAAACGTCTTGAACATAACCTACGAAAAAATATTCTGAAGTCCCATAGCGACGAATTCGTATCAAATCACCTACTGCCGGAATTGTGGAAGCGTTCTTAAAAGTTGCGTTGAGAGTGCCGGCATCTACAGCAGATTGACCAGGCGTAGTAACGCGGCCGCCTTCAGCGTAGGTAATTCCGTTCACTAATGTTGACGTGCGATCTACCCAGGTAAACGTCGACGCCCAGGCGGAAGTCTCTAGTTGAATTTGACCATATAGTGGTCTTTCAATGATTGGTAGGGCCATTATCGTCGCCGACCATTAGAACGGTTATAGTCAGCCAAGACTCTAGCTACCTCGCGTCCGGCGCTCACAGAGTCTATTGGGCTGTTGAAGTTAATTATGGGTGCGACCATACCCCGACCACTAGTGCCGCCGAATGGACCAGTCCCAGGACCGTTGTTACCAGTTCCGGCGCTAGGTGTCCCAGCACCACCCGATCCATAAAAGCGTCGGCCACCACGACCACCACCACCAGGAGCAAAAACAGAATTCTGGTCATTATATTTTTTCAATTCGCCAGTAGCATCGCGCCAGGCGTGCATAAGATCAATGACCATGCCCACGACCGAATTGATTGCCTCAGCCATGTTTACGAATGCTTCGACAATTGCTTCAAGGTCTTTTTTACCTTCGGGAGAAGAGAGCCATTTACTAATTCGCTTGTTCATTTCTTCAAGATGGGGAAGCATCGCTTCCCCGATGGTGTCGCCCATCTCCTGGAATTGCTGATTCATCTTGTCGAATGGGGTCGCTGAAGCTTCCGCGAGACCTTTAACGCGGCCTTCAATTTTTCCCAAGATAAGTTCTTGAGCTTCGAGCTCTCGACCTGATTCAGCTAAGACTCTAATCTTTTGCTTCTCTTGCTCCGTAAATGTCACACCAGCACGACTAAGCGAATCAAGTTTATTCGCTGGGTCTTCCAGCATTTTTCCGAGCTTGCTGGCGTTCGATTCCATCTCCCCGAATCCACCGGCCGCGAGGTCGATGGCTGCTTGAGTCGCGCGGTCGAATGATCCGCCCATCTTATCCGCGCTATCGCGGACAGCCTTGAACATGAGAAGTTTCTTTTGAACAGCTTTAATCTGCTCATCGTCGATACCAGTAGCTTTAGAAACGGTAGTCGCATAAGCCGACATTCGCTTGATAGTCGCATCGGTCGCAGACGATATTCCATTCATGTTTTCAAGCATAAATTTAAGCTGAACATCAGCCTTACGCGATTCCGCGCCCATGTTAGCCAGGTAAGGGATTGCTCGGGCCAGGGAAGCCGTCAGAGTGATTAGAGCAGCTGCGCCCATCTGGAATCCGCGCATAGCGATTTTCCCGAACGTCATAGTGTCACGTCCGGCACGCTGGAGACCAGAAGACCACTTGCGCGTCTGAGCGACCAGGGTGACGATCATGTTGCCACTAGCCATTATCTAGCCTCTCTGTTTCAGTATATCTGTTAGGACCTCGAGCTCATAT